CCACGGTGGGTGCACTCAGGAAGACGTCTTCAACACCATCAAGGACATGAGACTTCTGCCAGAGCTGGAAGAGAGACCAGATCCACTCGCCAACATCAAGCCTTTGCCGCAAATCAAGTTCGATCAGGAGTGGGAATACCAAGACGAGGACCGCACCACGGTGTTCGTTAAGCAGCGCATGAAGATTGGCGAGTCAGGCAAAACCTACAGGCTGTACAAGGTGGACCCCGATGGCCGCAGACATCCAACCCTTGGAGACGCCAGAATAGTCCCTTACAAGTTGCCCGAACTGCTGGACGCGAAGACCGCGGGGCGCATCATCTATGTGGTCGAGGGGGAGAAGGCCGCAGACGCGCTGATAAGCATAGGTGTCACAGCAACAACGGCGCACACCGGTGCGGGAAGCTGGCCGGAGGCCATCACAGAGTATTTCGCTGGCGCGAATGTAGTGATCGTGCCCGATAACGATCTGCCAGGCTGGCGGTATGCGCAGAAGGCCGTGGAAGCGATCTGGGGCATCGCCAAGAACGTCAAGGTTGTAGATTTACAACTACAAAACGAGAAGGAAGACGCCTACGAGTTTGTCCACCAGTACGGCAAGCAAAGAGAAGACCTTGTAGCAATGGTCAAAGCCGCTCCCAAGCTGATGCACATTGAGGATGTAACGGTTCCCGAAAGACTGAGTGCGCTGAAGCTGGATGCGCCATCAAGTACAAAAAACAGCGAAATTTATACATCAGACGCAGATCATGTAAACAAACAGGCAGAAATTGAGCATGAGTTTGCGGGAGAGCCATCCACCAAACAAACAAAAGAAGCCAAACCGCCAAAGACAGTCAACATTGAGGCGTGGGATGACATACAGGACGAGCCAGTCGAGTGGCTGATCCACGGCATCCTGCCAAGGAAAGCATTTACAGCCTTGTATGGCCCACCAGGCTCATTCAAGTCATTCATTGCGCTAGACATGGCAGAGGCAATTGCCACAGGACGGCCGTGGATGGGCAACGAGGTGGAGCAGCAGGGCGCAGTGCTGTACATCTGCGGTGAGGGCTTTGGCGGTATGGGGGCGCGGATCAAGGCGTGCCAGATCCACCACAGCACGCCCAAAGGTGCGCCGATCTACGTCATCAGGCATCAGCTTAACCTGAGATCCAGTGCCGAGGACTTCAACGCGCTGATGATGGCCGTGGTCCAGTTGGTGGAGACAACAGGGATTGAGTTCCAGCTACTCATCATCGACACCTTGGCAAGGGCGTTTGGCGGCGGCAATGAGAACGATTCAGACGCCATGGGTTCATTCATCACGTCAATGGGCAAGATTCAAGAGTTCTTGGCCTGCGCATTGATGGTGCTGCACCACAGCGGGAAGGACTTGGCCAAAGGACTGCGCGGTCACAGCTCACTGCTTGGAGCCGTAGACACCCAGCTTGAGATCCTGCGGTTTGAGGATCAGGCCAAAGGAATCATAAGCCTCACCAAGCAGAAGGACGGCCAAGACGGTATCCGAATCGGGTTTGAGATGGTAGAAATAGAGATCAGCGGGTCCAGCTTGGGCTTCGATCCTGTGGTCAGTCTGGCGGTCCAAGCCAGCGATGAGGCCGTCAACGAGGAATCCAAAGGCAACAAGGGGAGCGCCGGAAAGGGCAAATATCAGAAGGTTGAGATGCTTTCCCTGAACACGGTAGTGAAAAGCAAAGGAGTTATAAAGTTTATAAATGGCAAGCAACGTATGGCCGCCAATTTGGACGATTGGAGGCAGGAATTGTGGTCGCAAATGGGGTGCACTGAGGACGATAAGAACACATTTAAAACAGCTTGGCATCGCGCAAAACAGAGATTGGTGGAGTCTGGCATGGGAGGAATCAGGGACAAATTTGTGTGGTTAGAGTCAAAAGATCAGTCAGAAGACGAATATTGATACTGGATAAACATACAGGATACAAGTTACAAACAGTTACATATGTAACCACTTGTAACGTCCAAAGGTTACGTTACACACACACTGTCTATAAGACAGTGTGTAATGTAACCAATGGATCGTGTAACTCAACGGAGAAAAAAAGATGGCAACGAAACAGAAAACGAGAAAACCGAATCAGCTTCCTTTGGTGGAGACACCACGTCCACCAGCAGATCCTTGGACGATTCACGTTCAAGCAAAGTTGGTGGAATTGGAGGCAGTCAAGGCGGCCAGCGACAGGAAGTGGGGAGAAAATCGACTGATTACTTTAGTTGACAGTGATGTCAGAGAGAAATTCTGGATTCAGAACAGTCGAGTTCATCAGTTCATCGCGGCCAAAGATCAGATCAAGTTCGATTCTGCGGTGGCGGGAATGATCAGGGCGTTTGGCGTGTTGGATGCCAAGGCAACCGAAGCAGGGTTCCAGCCAGCGGGGAAAGATATTCCAAGGATCGAGTGGGAGATGGGCAATGGTCAGGTCATGGTGGTTGTCAGGACGCTGAACGAGGCACTGGCAATCCAGACATCCAGAACAGATCTGCGGGATGAGCACATCTGGAGCCTAGAGGAGTTAGAAGTCTTCATGATGGAGCCGATAGTTCAGGATGTGATCAAGGTCAAGGCCTTTGATCCAAGCGCCAAGGTGACAAAGTTCACGTCAACCAAGTTGGGTGGCGAAACAGGATTTGACGACTTTGAAAATGACCTGACATTCAGCGACAATGAGCCAACAGAGTTCAAGTTCAACTCAAAAGCAGCAGAGAGGTTCAAACATGGGACAAATTAAGCGTTTGGCGGCTTTAATCCGCGAGAAGGTGCTGGCGGTTGTCCAGCGCGTCAAAACGGCTTTAAAGGGGTATTAAGCGTGCCAGGAAGACCAAAGTTCAGACAAGACATGGCAATGCTTGAGCAGTTGCCAGACGACATGATCGTCAGCATGTTTGAGGATGGCCGGTCGCAGACACAGATCTGCTACGAGCTGGGTATCGGGCGCAGAGCGCTAGAGCAATGGATCGAGGATACCGATCCCCATATAATTGCGCGTGCGCGCGCGAAAGCGGCCGACAAACTCGCGGTGGAGACTCTGGACATCGCAGACAGCATGGCCGACAGCAATCCGCAGCGCGATGTCCAGCGCATCCGCACTCGGCAATGGCTGGCCGAAAGGTGGGATCAGAAAACTTATGGCCTACAAAAGCAGGCGCAAGTGACGATCAACATGCAGGACCTGCGCATCGACGCGCTGCGACATGTCGAGGTCATCGACGACTTATCCACAGGGGAAAAGGCATGATGTTCATCGCGGCCTGTGGACAACTGGCGTTTGCCGAGGTTGCGCATGTATAACCTGTGCGTAACATGCAAACGAGTAAACATAATGGACATCGTGTAAAGCCGACAAATGCGCACAAATCCACAAAAGCCAATCGAATCAACGACTTACGCGCATCTGCGCCTCAGAAGTTGTCCACATACGCCGAAGGTACTCACCCGCTGGCGCGGCGGCTCGACCCCCCCCTTCGCTCGGCGCGGCGGGGGCGGCTGATGGTGCACCCTAAGAGACAGCGAAACCCATGACCCACCCCCCTACCCCCACACCGGCCACCGCGACACCGCGATCCAAAAAAAAATTTGACGCTGTGCCAGATAACCCATTTGTGGAATTCGTCAAGCTCTACAAGAATAATCCTGTGCTCTTTGTGCGCGAGGTGTTGAACACTGAGCCTGATGTCTGGCAGATTGAGTTCCTGAATCACATCGCGGCAGGCAACCGGCGCATCTCGGTCAGATCAGGCCATGGCGTTGGCAAATCCACGGCGTCAGCCTGGGCGATGCTTTGGTATCTATTCTTACGGTTTCCTGTCAAGATTGTGGTGACGGCCCCAACCAGCAGCCAGCTTTATGACGCCTTGTTCGCGGAGGTCAAGAGATGGGTGAAGGTGTTGCCGCCCATGTTGCAGGACCAGTTGGAGGTCAAGCAGGACCGCATTGAGATGAAGAGCGCCAACAACGAGGCGTTTATCTCTGCCAGGACTAGCCGCGCCGAGCAGCCTGAAGCCTTGCAGGGGGTTCACAGTGACAACGTGATGTTGGTGGCTGACGAGGCCAGCGGTATCCCTGAGCAGGTATTTGAGGCTGCGGCTGGCTCGATGTCGGGACACGCTGCCGTCACCCTGTTGCTGGGTAACCCTGTGCGGTCTAGCGGTTTCTTTTTTGACACGCACAACCGTCTGACGGCTGACTGGATCACGATGAAGGTGTCTTGCGCCGACTCGCCAAGGGTCAGCGAAGCCTACATTGAGGAGATGAAGGCGCGTTACGGCGAGGAGTCAAATGCCTATCGCATTCGCGTCCTGGGTGAGTTTCCGAGGTCGGATGACGACACCGTGATCCCGATGGAGTTGCTTGAATTGGCGACACAGCGGGATGTGGAGGCGAGTAAGCACGCACCTTTGGTGTGGGGTTTGGATGTGGCGAGGTTTGGCTCTGACCGGTCTGCTCTGTGCAAGAGGCAGGGGAATGCGGTGCTGGAGCCTATAAAAACGTGGAAAAACCTTGATTTAATGCAATTGACGGGTGCAGTCGTGGCCGAGTATGAGATCCTCGTCCCCAGCCAACGCCCGCAAGAGATTCTGGTGGACTCAATTGGCTTGGGCGCTGGCGTGGTTGATCGACTCAAAGAGTTGGGTTTGCCTGCTCGCGGCATCAACGTGGCCGAGTCACCGGCCATGGGCGGGACGTATAGGAATTTGAAGGCTGAGCTGTGGCACAAGGCCAAGGCGTGGCTTGAGCAGCGGGACTGTCGGATGCCTAAAGATGAGGCGCTTATTGGTGAATTGGCGGCTGTGCGTTATTCGTTCACGTCCAACGGCAAGATCCAGATTGAGGGCAAGGATGAATTGAAGAAGCGCGGTATGGCGTCGCCGGACAGAGCTGATGCTTTTTGTTTGACGTTTGCTTCTGATGCTGTGATTGGGATGTATGGTTCGGCTGGATCGACCAAGTGGAACAAGCCACTGCGCAGAAACTTGCCGCGGGTTGCATAATTGCGTTATGCGTCAACACGCATGGGGATTGGTTAGTCAGGGATGCTCAAGCGGGTACATGCAAATGGCTCGCCCATACAGGAATGCCCACCAGTCTTCAGCCGTGTTGAAGAAAGAAGCCGAGGTAGCGCCTCGGATAGGTTAGCCCAGCCGAGTAGAAGGGACAACAGGGTGGGATGCCCTGACCAAGACGCATGAGGATTTAGATGTTTGAATTGGGAAGTTCAAGCTATCGCCCCGAATCCTCAGCCGTGTTGGTGTGAATATTGTTCTATCTCCGCTGTTCCGTCGGAGCCTGCGCTCAAAAATGAACGGAGCCACCAACAACTAACACGCATGAAGATTGCGGTGGGCCAGACCGAGAGGATGCTACGCCGTAGGTGGGGAGAGAAGAAGCCCTAGACCACCTGAACAGTCCCCAGCCGTGTTGGTGAATGCAAGGCAGTTAACTGAAGTGAGAGAGCCCAGTCGTTAGATTCTGCATGTGCCTGGAGCCACTCAGGGCCACCAACAACCTATTTTTCAAGGAGAAACCGCGATGAAGATGACCAAGGCACAAAAGAAGGTTGGCAAGGTGATGGGTGAGTACAAGGCTGGCACTTTGCACTCTGGCAAGGGCGGCAAGGTTGTGAAGAATCCCAAGCAGGCCATCGCCATTGCGATGTCTGAAGCCAAGATGCCTATGCGTGGTGCTCGCACTGCCAAGAACATGAAGACAAAGGGGATGCGTTAATGGCTACTTTAAAGCGCACCATGGACCAGGCCATGGACAAAGAAGAGGGTTATGAGGGCGGCGGTGAGAGCTGTCCCATGGCGACTCAAGACATCACGTTGAATCTGAAGAATCGCGGCAAGGCGATCAATTCTGCTGACTATGGTCCTGAGAATCCCAAGCTGCCCAATAAGCAGTATTGGATGAAGATGGCGAAAGAGTGGCAGGTGTCTGAGGATGACGCCAAGCAGAGCCTTTGCGGGAACTGCGCGGCGTTCAATCAGGAAGAGTCGATGCTTGAGTGCATTGCTGAAGGCATTGGCGACGAGGGCGACCCTTGGGCCATGATTGACGCTGGCGACTTGGGATACTGCGAGATCTTTGACTTCAAGTGCGCGTCCAGCCGTACTTGTTCGGCTTGGGTTGTGAGGGAAGATGATGGCGAGGAAGAGCCTGAGTCCTTGCTGACGATCAAGATTGGGGTCAAGAATGAAGACTAAGCCTGGCCTATATGCGAATATTCAAGCCAAGAGAGCGCGTATCGCGGCTGGCTCTGGCGAGAAGATGAACAAGCCTGGCACGAAGGCCGCGCCAAGTGCTGCTGACTTCAGGGCGGCGGCCAAGACGGCCAAGAAGCCAAAGAAGTCGGCCAAGTGATTGCACCCATTTGCATCTCAACAGTCAACGGCAAAGGTTTGCGGGTGATGCTCACAAGCATTGCCGAGTACTGTCCAGAAGTGCCTGTCTATTTGCGCGGTCCAGAGTCCATTATTGGCGGCTATGACGCTGACCTGAAGATCTTTGGTGCACCGCACAATTTCGGTGAAGATTACAACGATGTAATGGACCGAGCCTTTGCTGACGGCTTTGACTCTGTTGTTTGCGCCAATGACGATATTGTGTTGACGCCCACCAGCTACAAGCATTTGCTGGAAGATGTGGCGCAGTTGAAGGCCGAGACTGGTGAGCCTGTTGGCTGGGTGGCGGCAAGATGTGACGCTGCGCGGCCTGTGCAAAATGTGCGTTCTAACCCCTTTGGGCAG